CGCGTGGGCGTCCGCGTGGGCGACCGCGTGCAGGGAGGTGCAACGTGACGCGACTCGGTAGCGTGAGCGACCGCGTGTACGACCGCGTGTACGGCCGCGTGCGCGACCGCGTGGTCGGCCGCGTGCTCGACCGCGTGCAGGGAGGTGCAACGTGACGCGACTCGGTAGCGCGTACGGCCGCGTGTGCGACCGCGTGTACGGCCGCGTGGACGACCGCGTGCGCGTCCGCGTGTACGTCCGCGTGTACGACCGCGTGTGCGACCGCGTGCGCGGCCGCGTGGGCGCCCGCGTGTACGGCCGCGTGTCCGTCCGCGTGTACGACCGCGTGCAGGGAGGTGCAACGTGACGCGACTCGGTAGCGTGAGCGACCGCGTGTACGGCCGCGTGGGCGTCCGCGTGTGCGACCGCGTGTACGGCCGCGTGCGCGGCCGCGTGTGCGACCGCGTGGACGTCCGCGTGGGCGGCCGCGTGCAGGGAGGTGCAACGTGATGCGGCTCGGTAGCGTGTACGTCCGCGTAGGCGGCCGCGTGTACGGCCGCGTGTACCACCGCGTGCGCGTCCGCGTGGACGGCCGCGTGGACGACCGCGTGGACGACCGCGTGTACGACCGCGTGTACGACCGCGTGTACGGCCGCGTGTACGACCGCGTGCGCGTCCGCGTGCAGGGAGGTGCAACGTGACGCGACTCATGGACTCTCTAGAGCTTCGGCGCCTGGCACTCGAGGCCGAGTGCGACGTGCGCAGCATGGCGCGACAGTTGCGCGGCGAGGATGTGCGCGGCATAGTGGGCGACAGAATTCGGCGCATCCTCCGGGAACGCGGGCTACTCACACAGGAGCAAAAAACGAAATGAAACTCAGCAGATTTGTGCCACTGAAACCGATCCAGGACGAGTGGATCAGCGGAAGCCACCACTCTTTCCACGCGGGCGCTCGCGGGGTGAACACCATCGAAGTGGTCAAGGGGATCGGTGTCATTGTAACGCTAGATCAGAATGTGCCGCAGCGTGATGGCACCGTGTCGCCGGGCCGCTTCGTGTTCTGGGGCGACGGCTCTTACGGTCGAATCGACGACAGCAAGGGCGAGCCGACGAAGGCCGCGGATTCGGCGAACTGGATGACGGGGAGCGACGTAGCGTGATGAGAAGTGCTGAGATTGCCAAGAAACGCGACGAATACCGCTCCGGTGTTGGGGCTCCACCGATCGTAGATGCGCCCCACGAGGGCTTCGATCCCCGTCGCCCCGGCGAACGCATGTTCGCGGACAACGTGCTCGTATGCCTGGACTGGCTCCGTGACCAGCGCCAGGATGTGACGTCTGCGGGCGGCATCTTCATCCCGGCGCAGGCGCGCAAGCCCGAGACGGTGGAAGCGACCTGGGGCACCGTGGTTGCCGCGGGGCCGGGGCATCACGACGAATATGGAGTGTGGCAGCCCATGGACGTCGCAATCAAGCCGGGCGCGCGCGTCCTGGTGGACATGGCGCAGGCGGGGGACTCGTGCATGCTGGACGACGTGGAGCACCGGATCATCCGGCAGAAAAACATTCCGCTGGTTCAGGAGGACTGATGTTGCATCCGATTTTCACTCGCGTTTGCGGGACTGCAGGCATGAACCCCGGAACGCGGCGTCCGCTCACGCTGGCGCTGCGCGCAATTCAGCCGGGGAAGGGCCGGTGGGTCGCGCAAGGTCGTCCGGTGCCGACTCCGCGAAAGCCGAAACGTCGCGCTGTTCACCCGGCCGCGTTGCTGGACGACTCGCTGCCGCGGGCGAAGGCGCTGCGGGTCGCACGCAACGATCGGAAGCGAAAGCGCCAGGCAGCATGACGCCTCCGGGCATCGTCTTCCGTCTCGTCATTGCGGACGACCCATCGCGGTTCGCGCTCTACGGCGCACTCGAAACCGCGATGGGCTCCGCACCGATGCGTCCATGTGACGCCTTCGGAATGGCGCATTGCCTGCTGCCGCGCCACACGCTTCCGTGGGCGTTCGCGGCGTTCGCGCATCTCGATATGGTGCGTCCGGGAGTGGTGCCGCAATGAGGTCCGCGAACGAATGGCCCACGATGACGGAGCTGCTCCGCGGCGAGCATCCGCGGTTCTTCGTTTCGGACGGGATTGGGCAGTACGGAGTTTATTTGCTCGTGACACAGTGGTTCCGGCCGCTTGCTCTCGGGCTCGATGCGCTGCGGAGCCTGAAGTGAGACGCCTAGATGGCGCCAGGGACCACATGATGGGTCGCCTACATAGTGGCGATGCACCCGCGCCGGGCCTCAAGCTACACGCCCTTCGCGGTCGCGTTCGGCTACCGCTGCTGAATCGACTCTGGACGCGTATGCATCCGCTTCGCGCCCGGAACGGAGACGGGCTCCCTCTTCGCCGGTGACCATCGAGGACGAAGCGCTCCGCCTCTTCGCGCAGCCAGCCTATATCGCTGAGCTGTTCCCGGAACAGCGTCGTTTCGTGCTCGACCCGAGCAAACGCAAATCGGCGCTCTGCTCGCGCCGCGCCGGCAAGTCGCACGGGATTGGCTCGTGGCTCATCCGCGGCGCGGAGCTCGATGGCGACCGCATCGGGATGAGCCTCTACATCGCGCAGCGCCGCAACAACGCGCGCGCGCTCTGGTCCGCGATGCAAGCGATCAGTCGAACGCATGGGCTCGGGCTCCGGCTCAAGGAGGAGGATGGGCAGCTCATGGTGCGGCACCCGAACGGGCACCGTATCTGGCTCGCGGGCTGCCCGAACGAAGCGGAGATCGAGAAGTTCCGCGGCTTCCCGTTCCGCCGCGTCGCGGTGGATGAGGGGCAGGTCTACGGCTCGTACCTCAAGCCCATGATTGAGGAAGTGCTAGAGCCGACGCTGCTCGACTGCGACGGTGAGTTGGCGCTGACCGGCACGCCGGGCGTGGTATCCGCCGGGCTGTTCCATGATGTGACGGCCGTAGCCCAGGAGGGCGTGGAGATCGCGGACTCGGACGAGTGGCGCGTCCACCATTGGACGGTACTCAGCAATCCGCACATTCCGCACGCCGAACGCTGGCTCAAGGAGCGGAGAGAGAAGCGCTCTTGGTCCGTCGACCACCCGACATACGTCCGTGAGTGGCGCGGGCTCTGGGTCCGCGACGATTCGGCCGTGGTGTACCCGTGGAACGCTTCGCTCAATGCTGCGACGGAGCCGAAGCGCGAGAAAACGTTCCGTGTCCTGTCGGTGGATCTCGGCTTCGTCGACCCTTGCGCGTTCGTGGTCGGAGACAGTGCGCGCGGCTTCCCCGACTGGCACGCCGTTGCGGCCTGGCGCGTCGAGGGGCTCACGGTGGCACGGCTCGCGGCGGCCATCGAGCAGGCGCGGAAGGAATACAGCCCTGATCTGGTCGTGGTGGACGAGGGCGCTCAGGGGAAAATGATCGCGAATGACCTGCAAAACACCTACGGAATTCCGCTCATCAAAGCCGAGAAGAAACAGAAGCTTGCGAACATCCACATGGTTCGCGGCATGATGCTCGCCGGGACGTGGACGCTGAATCCGTTCACCTGTCGCGACCTCCGGCAAGAGATGATTGTGCTACCGTGGAACGAGGACCGCGACGACCACCACGAGCAATTCGGTGACGACCTTTGCGACTCGGCGCTATACAACGTGAGGGCTCACCACCTGCAGTATTCGCCGCAGATGAATCCGCCGAAGCCCGGCAGCGAGGAAGCGGAGCTCGCATATATTCAGGAGCGCCGAGCGAAGCTGGCGAAGCAGATCCAGGAAGGGAAGCGCCGATCGGCGCGGAAGGGATTCAGGATGCCGCCATGAGCGCGCACACCCACGAATGCCCGGACTGTCGGAGCGCTCTGCGTTGCATCGAGTCCGCGCGCGAACCGCCATGGGCGCGGCTACTCTGCGAGCGGTGCGCCCGGCGGCGCGTTCACGGTGGTCCGACCCACAGGAAGGAACGTCCCATGAGTAAGCCGATTCTAGCGATTCTCGTCGCCCTTGTCTGCCTCCGTTGCTCCGCGGCGACCGGAGACGCCACTAGCTACCCTGACCCGCCTCCGGTGCGGACTGCGCAGCAAGCGTCCGGCAGTGCGCAAGGCGCGGACGCCGCTGCCCCCGAGGCGCCGCTACCGCGTTGCGCGGACGACCCGGCGGCGAAGCGATGCATCGGGACCGAGGAGGTGGCCGCCGCTCCGCCAGCCGACGTGCCGCACCCGGGACCGATTGGGCCTGCGCGGTTTTGGGAGAACCGCGACGCAGGCTCGTGCGTGTCCGCGATCCCCGTCTACGGCGTCGGCGAGTGCGACTGCGACAAGCCGGGGCCAGTGTGCGGCGACGGATGCGGTCCGCGGGGAGCGGTGCAGGTGTTTTGCGTGTGCGGCGGACTCCGGGAGGAGAAGCGCGCCGCGACATGGGAGATACCTGGCTGGACGGACCATTGCGCGCCGCCGGACGCGGGTGCGGGCGATGCCGGCGCGGACGCGGGGCGATGAGCCCGACCCTCCGGCGCAAGCTGCGCACGGCCATGGCGGACGTGTGCCAGTGGTGCAGCGGCCCGCTGCCGTGCGGGGGCTGCGCAGCGCGGAACCGCTACTACCAGGCCTCTCGCCGCGCATCGCTGCTCCTGGCCGGGCTGTGCGTCTCGTGCGGCAAGCGCCGGGCTGGGCCGACGTTCACCCGCTGCGAGCCTTGCCGCGTGAAGCGGAGGAGCTATGCGTGAATCGGTGACACACGGCGAACTGCTTCGCTCCAGGCGCGTGGACGTCCTCCGCTTCGCGCGTTGGCTCGGCGTCTACGATCCGAAGCTGCTTTGGTGTTCTGCGTCGGACCGGGCGGACGCGGTGCTTCGAGCGCTGGCCGTATCTCGGCCGAAGCTCGCGGTCATCACTGGAGTTGACCAGCGCACTGGTCGTGTCACCATCGAGGCGAAGTGACCATCGCGCGCGTCGAGCAGCTCATTGCGCTCGCCTGCTCCACCGAAAGCGTCGAGGAGGGGCGCACCGCGGCGATGACGGCCGTCCGGCTCATGCAGAAGCACGGCTACCGCGTCACCGCGAAGGAGGACTCTCACTACAGCCGCATCGGTCGCCCCGCTGGGCGCTGGACGCCACCGGCGCCGCCTGCGCCCACGTGGGTCAACTGGACTACCCCGCAGCGCCCAGGAGGTCCGCCGCACGCCGGACGGTGGGACCCGGAACACCTCTACGAGGGCCCGCCGCGGAATCCGGTCCGCACCCGATGCGCGGGCTGCAGCCGCACAATTCAGCAGAATGAAAGGCGTTTCGTCGGAGCGGACGGATCTTTCTGGTGCGCCGCGCACTGAAGCGTGTCCGGTTTGACGCGTGTCCGCTTTGACACGGTGTAACCAGTAGTTCACACTCCGGGTCAGTGGTACCCGGCGTCAGCGGTCAGGAGCGATGGTTTCGCCAGACGGGCGAGGAGTGCGCGCTCCAGGTCGTGGCCATCTGCGACGCCCTGCGCGCCGCGGACGGGGCTGACCGGCGCACCCGCTACTTCTCCGCGCTGTCGCGCTACGAAGCGCGTTCGCTGTCCAACGAGTCGATGCGGCCGGACGGGGGCGTGCTCGCGTTCGACGACGAGCTCTACAACGTGTCGCGCTCCGCGGTCGACACGGCGCAGGCGGAGATCGCGTCTCGGCAACGCCCGAAGCCGATGTTTCTCACGACGGGCGCGGACTGGCGGACCAAGCGCAAGGCCAAGAAGCTTGACAAGTGCGTGGAGGCGCAACTGCATCTCCGCCAGGGAGCGCGCTACGCCGACGCCTGGCAGCTCACGGAGGACGTATTTCGCGACGCGGAGATCGCGGTCGGTGGCGTCATCAAGGTAGTGGTGGACATCGCCCAGGAGCGCGTGCGCCTGGAGCGCGTGCCCTGCTATGAGATCCTGGTTGACCCGCTCGAGGCGGCGAAGGGCGACCCACAGAACTGGTTCCACGTCTACGAGATGGATCTCGACGCGGCGATCGAGCAGTTCGCCGGTGATGACGTCGAGGACCTGACCGAGCTCGACCGCACGCGCATTCGCGCCTACCTCGAAGGCTCTGCAGACGTCACGCGCGGCGCCGCGGCCGATATCTCGATGACGCGCACGAGCCCCGTAGTGGTCATCTACGAGGCGTGGCGGATGCGCTTCAGCGCGAAGAAGCCAGGCAAGCACGTGTTCGCGTGCAAGGCCGGCGCGCTGTGCGAGGAAGAGTTCGCCTATTCGACTCCGCCGCTCGTGATTCTGACGTGGCAGTCCGAGGCGTTCGGTGTGTGGGGCACGGGCCTCGTGGAGAGCGGAGCCGCGCAGCACGACAAGATTAACGAGATGTCCGAGGACATGCACATGCGGCTCAAGCTGTGCGCATCGAAATACGTCTACTACACGCCCGGCGCTGACATCGAGGCAATGAAGGGGAACGAGTACGTCACGTTCGTACCCGTCACGGACCCATCGAAGATCCCGCACGAGACCATGAATCCGCCCGTAACCGCGGGCGAGATCGGAATGGTCGACCGGGAAATCAGCAAATACTTCGAGATACAAGGCGTGAGCCAGGTCTCCGCTGAGCAACGCCACGAGGCGGGCGTCGAGAGCGCCGTGGCACAGCAGACACTCAACGATATCAAAGGCGTGCGCTTCCTTCCGAAGGCGCGCGCGTACGAGCTGATGTTCGTGCCCATCGGTGACCTCATCGTGCGCGGCATGCGGGACCTGGCGGTGCATCGCCCGGGCATCATCGCGAAGTGGCCCGGCGCGAAATATCTCGAGTCGATCAAGTGGTCCGACGTCAACATGGACGAGGACATGTACTGGTGCCGCGTGGCGCCCGTATCGGCTATGTCGCGCGACCCGGCGCAGCGACTGCAGATCGTGGAGCAGCTCGTTGGAATGGGGTTCCTCTCGAAGGACAAATACCTCGAGTTACTGAACATGCCTGACCTCGACTCGGTGCTCGAGTCGGACGGCGCCGAGACGCAATGGGTGGAGAAGCTCGTGGACCGTTACCTCGATGCCGAGGACAACGAC